AAGTATAAGAAATGATAGGGTTGGCTATAGGACACTCAAGGAGGGGGGACTCCGGCGCTTACACAGTTGGTAAGCCCAGCGTTAGTGAACACACGTTCAACACCGAATTGATTTCGTTAATTATACCAAAACTAAAAGTTCCGTATAAGGTATACGGTGACTACAAAGCGTCTAGTTATGTTGGAGCAATGAATTATGTGTCCCGAAAAATGAGGGAGGATGGTATAGATGCTTGCATAGAACTCCATTTTAATTCTGCTGGGCCAAAAGCAACCGGACATGAATGGTTATATTGGGAGACTAGTAGGGGTGGAAAAAAATTAGCTTTGAAATTGAAGGAAGCAATGGACGAAGCTTACCCTGATTTAGCTTCTCGTGGGGTAAAAGCAAGGGGTAAGGGATCAAGAGGAGCTATGTTTCTCCGTAAGACTCCTTGCTATGCTTGTATCGCGGAGCCATTCTTTGGATCTAATCAATCTGATGTGGATCTAATACAATCAGATTTAGATAAGTTAGCCTCAGTTTATGCCGAAGGAATAAATACATTCTATGACAAATGACGATCCCCAAAAGTATACGGGTAGCGGGGCAGACAATTAAGATTCGTTTTTCGGATCTCAGTGACGAAGACTTGTATGGATACTACAGTCACGAGCGGAAGATTATTTTTATTTCGGAACATTTAGAAGGGAAAGCTCTTTTAAGCACTGTTCGCCATGAGTTGATGGAAGCATCACTATGCCTGTCAGGGGTGGGATTTTGCGAGACCTTTGAGCAGGAAGCTGTGGTGCGGTGTATGGATGAAGTTTTCTTTCCTGCCTACGAGCGTTTGTTGAAACGAGTAGGAAAGGATGAGTAGGAAAAAGTTACCAAAACATTTCAAAAGAGCCAACGGTATGCTGGTCTTTTCACCGACGAGCGACCATGTCAAAGAGGCTTTTGAACGTAGTGAAAAGCTAGGGGTTTTACCTAATTCTTTTACCCGAGGAGCTGGGCGCATGACAGGTTTCTTAGGAGAGGTTGCGTTTGAATGTTTATACCCCCAAGCTATTTATGAGGGCGATGAATCTTTTAAACACGACTATGTTCTGGGTAACCGGACGATAGACATCAAATCAAAAAGCTGTGCTGGGATTCCGCAACCCCACTACACAGCTTCTGTTAATTGTCCCGAGGGAAAAAAGCTACCCGCCAAAGCTTACTTTTTCGTTCGCGTCCGAAAAGATTTCCAAAAAGCTTGGCTTCTTGGTTGGGCTACGGCACTTGCTATTCAGAGAAAAGCTGATTACAAACTTCGGGGTGAACCCGATGAATACGGATTTACCTATAAAGTGGATGGGTATCATTTACCAATTGCTGCTCTCAGAAAGGCTGGTTCTCTAAAGTAACCTCTTCATAATCAATATCGAATGGTTCGGTGACATTTATTATCCAGATCTTACCACTTCCTTTGCCCACAGATTTTATGGGTCTAGTAGTTTTACTAGTCCTACCCACATCTTCTAAGTGTGACAACCCGTTCCGTATGAAGTCTATCTTATTGGATGCCCCTAGCGGTCGCCCTCCATTGTAGGAATGTAATGCGACTTGGAGTTCTAGTATTGTCCCCCGCCACGAAGCCATCTTCTCATTTTGTTGCCTACAAGCTTTTGAAAAGAAATCAACTAGCTCAGATACTTGAGATCTACTTGAGTTGTCAAACGCCGCATAAGAAATACTCCGGTCTATAAAGCTCTTAATACCAAATCTATCGTCGTCCAGTATCTCTACTGGGGGTTTCCAATCCATTAGCCACTTAGCAAAGTGGGGCAACTCTTTTGCAATAGTGGATTCTAGTTCTTCTTTATCAGGAAATGCGAATGGTTCCTGACAAACTCTAAACGCCATGAGTTTGTCTTTATTGCTAGAGTCCATTGTCGGAAGAACACTCATGGAGTTTGGATCATCGTTAAGACTAACTATAATCCTACCCGCCCAAGGAAGGGTCACAGCATCTGAGTATTTTGCCATGAATTCAATCCTTGGGTTAGCTACCCCTCGCTTAATTAGCTCTGTCGCTTTTCGTTGATCTTGGAAAGACGCTGCGCTGACTGTGTCATCGATGACCCAACAAGCCGCTCGCCCCAAGTCTTTATTAAATTTTGTCCCCCCCGATAGGTAGTCACTCGCATCAGCAAACCCCCCAACTAAAGCAGCTATTATCTTGTTTGACAAAAGAGTTTTACCCCTCTTAGCGGGACCGACCAGAATACAAGCTTGCCCTTGAGCTTCTTTATTCTGATAGAACGCTTTGTAATACCGTTGGAGCCAACCCAAGAAATAATACTTACTCCGAATACTAGTTGAGTCTTCAAAGAACTGATCAAAAAAGCTATTCAAAAAAGGCCAATTACTAATATCCCCATCCGCAGCGGGTTCTATGGGGCGCACTGTTGCCGAGTTAAGTATTTGTAATCCGTTGTAGGATACGATTCTTTCATTCCTTCTGAATACAACCGGAGCTATTTCATCGATCCGATTTGTATTACTGATCAGGACAATGGCAGCTTCAACTTCGGTGACATTCTCACCTTTTTTTGGTCTACCTCCTTTAAAGCCTCTTTGCCGCAACTCTAATACTAGTTGATCTCTAGGAATTGGTTTGGCAGTGCCGTCTAGTTGTTTAAAGAACTGCCTCCCATTAAACCAATACTCATCTAAGAGATCCCCCATTTTCCGCTCTTCAAAGTCTTTGACGAAATCAGGACCAAAAATATCTCTCCACGTTTTCCAAGCGAGATCTCGATCTGAATACACGACCATCCCATCTTCAAATACCTGACAACCCTCCCTATCGATCCCGTCATCAATCCAAAAAAGAGGGCCGCGAGACCCAACTTCAAAGTCGCCTATCCACCTGTTAGGGAATTTTTTCTCTACCTCTTCAGCAATGATTTCAATTGGGATGGATGTGTCTTTAGACTCTGGTGGTTTTTCTTGCGCTGCTTTAAACAAAGCTGTTTGAGCTATGGAGCTAGGGATCTTCCCACCCATGTTTATCCATTCTGTTCCGATCTCCATTAACTGGGATGGGGCCTCTGACTTTTTATCATACCCCGCAAAGATTTTATGATACTGCAACGTCTGCTTTAGATACTTGAAGAAAGGAGTCACCAATGTGTGGTGAATCGAAAGAGTTTCCTCCAGCTCAAAAAACAATCTGATGTAACCACTGTATGTCCGGCAATACCAAGCGGGTAAAGCTTTAGGGCATTTTGCTGTAATGATGTCTTTTACATTAGGCCAATCGGGTGGTGCGTCGAAGTCCGCTGGGATCGAGTGAATTTTGCATATCTTGTTTTCTCCTTCGATCCTTGCGTTGGGGTTAATCCCTTCAAAGCCTGTTAAGAATGCGTGATCCGTATCACTTTTAGCACACCACTCTCGGTATAAAGCTTTGGATTTAAAGGGTGGTATGGGGTTTACATCGATCTCTGTTGGATCATTTACGGTTATTAAAGCGTCTTTTGATTTTAAGTTTTTGAGGTATTTAATTTTCATTTTTCATATCTAGTTTGTATTGATCCTTCAGCAGCTACGGGTATATCTGAAATCCACTCTGGGGGTTCCGACATAATCTTAATCACATTGTGTAACACTTCCTCCGCTTCATCAGCGTCAGCTTCAACAACCATCTCATCGTGAACGTGCATGACAATCTTGTATCCAGCTTTATCAACTCTTAGAAGCATATCCGAGAAAATATCTCGCGCTAATGCTTGTGATGCGTTCTCCGCGACTAACCCTCCCCATAGTCTTACGGGAACATATTTACCATGTCTAGGGACTTTAGCTGTGTATTGAACATTATTTGGATCGCCACCTGTTTGTAGTGTCCCGTAGTCTAAAACTCTACCACTGGGGAGATCGACTGTAAATCTAGAGTGTAGCCTGTTTCCCTCTGCATCATATCCTCCGGTAACACTCACCGATCCTTTGATGTCTTCACTATATTCATACCAAAGGCGTTTTATTTTTTTCATCTTGTGCCGATAAGTATCCACTCTTTTTTGAGCCTCCTCTTCGGTAATAGAAGACATACTCGAAAATCGTTTAGCCCCTGCCCCATACCCGCAACCTAACACCATTGCTTTTACGGCGTGTCTTTTTTCGGGGTTTTCTTTTTTAAGTATTCCTTTTTCTTCATCCCACATCCCAAATCGAATAGCAAACGCCTCATATATATC